CTGTAGTCCTGGTATAAATCGCATTCGGTCTTAAGGTTCACCTCATGTAGAGTGGTGCGGATTTGAGGCTGTGCAAAAGCTTGAACGTCGACGTCCCAAATCACCAACTTCGAGGCATGGATCTCATCTGATTCGCACCAGATGTGACTTGCGCCCAAAGTACGGTCAGTTGACCGTAGGTGCCTAAAGATCGTCGGAGCAATTACGTCAAGTAAGGTGCGCACGTAGTTTATAGTGCGCGTTAAGGGTTCACACCCAGAACTTACTAACAACTCACTGTTGTATTTCACAACATTAAGGAGCTTAACGAGGTCTTTTACTCGGGATAGATCGCTATCGAAATAGGCGGTCCTCACTGGGTGTCCGTGAAAGAAATCTTGTCCGCAAGATTCGCGAAATGGACCAGACACGAAGGTCTTATCCAAATTGGTGCGAAACCCGCAGTATTTCAACACTTGGATGGTACTCTCGGCGCAGCGTTGCGGGACGATTATATCGTCTCCATACACGCTCAGCTCCCCGTATTTATACCGGGGGCCAAACGTATCTTGATAGTACTCTGTAGTACCTGTCAAGTCGCTAACTGCTTGGGACAATGCAAGAAATATCATTGTCTCGAGTTCAAATGTGAACCCATTCCCCATTGAGGAGAACTTTTCCAGCCGGTACCATTTACCCTTATACTTTGTCTCACGACATCTAAGGGAATCCATTACGTCGAACCACTTCGGTTCTAGTAATTCGCGCGGTAACTCAACGCACAAGCAGTCGCTAGCCATCGTCATATCCATTGTACACGCCTTGAAAAGCGTGTCCAACTTCCAATCGAATGACCCAGCTTCCGCGAGTTCTTGATTGCGTTCCTGAGAGTTTAAGTCACAACCAGCTTTGAGCAGGGCCATCCTAAAGATGTGCCCCAGTCCGAGCTGGCAATAGACATTGCCTCCAGGTTCTGAGCAAACGGCGCGGTGTGTACCAAAATTCTTTGGAACAAAGCCCAAACTGC